TGAAGATGATGAAATATTAGACTATTTGATTGATGATGGTTATCAAGTAGAACCTAGATTTTATATACCAATTATACCTATGATACTTTGTAATGGTTCAGATGGTATTGGTACCGGATGGAGTTCTTATGTACCACAATTTAATCCAACTGATTTAATAAATTATATTGAGCATAAACTGAAGCAAAACAAGAAGAAAGTCGACCTTAAACCTTGGTTTAAAGGCTTCAAAGGTGAGATTATAGCCGATTTGGATAACGGAAGGTATATTTCTAGAGGAATTTTTAAAAGACTTCCTAAAAATCGCCTAAACATTTTAGAAATACCAATCTTCACCGCAAATGAAAAATATTATGAATTCCTTGATAAACTTGTAGATGAAAAATATATTAAGGATTATGATAAATATTGTACTGATAATGATGTGAATATAATAATTTCTATACCAGAAGAGATATTTAGCACATTAACAGATGATATTATTATTAAGAAATTTAACTTAGAATCTTACATCAATATGAATAATATGAACTTATTTGATGAAAATGGTAAGATTTATTCATATAAAGATCAGTATGAAATTATTGATAAATTCATAGATTTAAGAATTGGTTATTATGAATTAAGAAAGAAAAATATTCTCAATAAACTAGAAGAACAAAAGAATTATGCTGTTAATAAAATGAAATTCATCAACTGTGTTTTGAAAAAAGAAATTATTTTTGAAAACAAAACAAAAGAGAATATCATTAAACAGATAGAATCACACGGTATTGAAAAACATAAAGATAGTTACGAATATATTATAAGTATGTCTCTTATCAGTTTTTCTAAGGAAAAATTAGAAGAATTACAACAAACCTACAATAAAATAAAATTGGAGATTGAACAGGTTTCTGCGATAACAGAAACTCAGATGTGGTTAACTGAATTAGAAGATTTGAAAAAGAAGATTAAGGTTAGTTAGATTTATTAATTTTTTTCAATTTCCTTTTTCTAATGTATTTTAGTGGTAAATATTGAATAAAGTCTTCTTCTTTCTTTTCATCTTTCATCGATGACTTTTTAAGTTCTTTTCTTATTGCTTTGCGAAACTTATACAAAACTTCATATCTTGGCATACTACCATCCCAACTAAGAAATTTACCATTACTAAAATTAATTGATCCTTGGGACATCCAAGCATACCATTTATTGGTGTTCCAAAAATTAACATAAGTACCATCTCTAAATAAGTAAAATATCTAAATCTCTGCGAGAAGGATACGATTTATCAGAAAAATAAGCAAAGCAGTAAAAAAATGAATTAATTTTTTTTTTTTCATAAAAACTAATCGTTCTGTTTTACTTTACGAACAACAAGTAAAACAAGTAAATAATACCAAAAATCACAGTCCACCTCAAAATTACAGTATAAATCTTAGAAAGAGGATCTGCAATCCAATAACCAACTTTTATACACCCATATATAATTAACGGTATAAAAAGTTTAATAACATTTACAGAATCACCTCTTCCCATCCAGGATAACAATCCCATAAAATTGAAATTTACATACCAAAAGAAAATGAACAATCCCTGAACGATAATCAGAGTCATAAAGAAATATTTCATAATATTTTTCATATCTTATCCTCCAGTTTTTTTGCTTCATTTAACATTTCCTCAGCCTTCTTACGAAGTTCTTCAGCCTGTTTAGACTTATGTTTCTTATCCTTATTGTTGATTTCTTCAATTTCTTCTTCGGTTGCCTTATGAACATCAACACCATAAAAGATATAATCAGGATGATCACAATTATAATCAATTGAAATGTAATTACATCCAGCCTTTTCAAACTTTTCAATCACCTTCTTAAGTTCTTCAATTTTTACAGGAAGAGAATCACAATATTCACTACCTTTATGAATTGTATTAACACCAAATTCATCATCATAAAGTTCACTCGTTTTTTCACTACCAAGAATATCGTCATACATTTCAAAATCCACTTCACCAGTATATTCCCTGGTTTTAGCATCAATAATAATGGTGTTATCTGTTCTCAGTTCTTTTTTCATATTAAATCTCCTTATCGTTGTAATAAAACACATCAATCCAAGTTGAAGACATTCCAACAACTTTGTTTACTATAAATACAAACCTTTTGAAGTTGCCATAAAAATTGATGAAAAACTTTTACAATACCATTTCATTCTTTATCCTCCGTAGTTTTAGATTCGGTTTCTTCATCACTAAAAGTCTTGTTCATTTCTTCAAGACTTTTCATATATGCCATATATTCAGCATCATAGTCAGAATTATCAACTGACAGAAGATCAACACCTTCTATCATCATATCCTCAATATATTCCTTAGTTTTTGACATAATATTTTGTTTTTGAGTGGTTATGTTTTTAATTACAACACAAAATTACGGATAATTATCTGAATAAAAAAATTTTAACTATGAATTAAATTCTCAAATTCCTCATATTTTTTATCTAAAATCATAAGATAATTATATCTTTTCTTCACACTTTCTTCCTTAGCCTTACATAAATCTAAATGTTTATTGTACCAATATGAAGATTTAACCTCAATTATCAAATTATACTCAGGTAAATAATAGTCGGAGTGATATACTTTTTTTTCTCCTAAATATTCATATAAGATAGATAATCCATTCTCTATTCTAATTACATCTTTATACTTTAATATAAAGTCCTTTTCATAAATACCTTGATAAGTTAAATGATCTATATAATGAATTTTAACACCATTTTTGATTCTTCTGTATAAGACTTCTCTATCTTTTGATAAATGTTCTACACCATATTTTTCTAGGTTTGTTTTAACGATTTTTTTCTTTATTTCTTCAGATTGAAATGGATTTTTAACACCATATTTTTTCAAATTAGTATTTTCTGTTTTTTTCTTTATATCTTTATTTTGTTGAGGATTTTCAACTCCATAAAGTTCTAAATTACTTTCTTTAATTTTTTCCTTTACTTCATTTAATTGAAAAACATTATCAACACCATATTTTTCTTGTATGACCATTTTTCTTTTTTTATTTATACAATCCTTATTGTTACAATAATATTCTGAAGTTCTATCCTTTGTGAGATTATTATAAGTTTGAAATTTTATTTCTTTTTCTCTACCACAATTATCACATTTGACTTTAATTAATTTATGACTATTTCTTGATAAATTTTCAATGGAAATTATTTTATTTTTAATTTTAACCTCTTTTGTGATTATCATAAACTTTTGATTATTTTTTTCATATTTATATATGTATATATAAAAAATGTTTGATCCTACTCCATCATTATCAAACTTTTTTAAAAAATAATTAAATTTAATGAATAAATTTAAGATTTTAGTTCTCAATAGTGACATGGACGGCGTTGGATATCATCGTATCCTTTCTCCCTACACATGTTTTAAACATGATGATTTTGAAGTTGATATTAGATTACTTATGGATAGTACACTCCAACTAGGTGATGAAAATTTTGTTTCTCAGTATAAAATTATAGTCTTTAATAAATCTATACCATTTAGGGATCCTCAACATAAAATGATGTTTATGAGTATGATTAAAAAACAAAACATCAAATTAGTTTATGATATTGATGATTATTGGGTGCTTTCAAATGCACATCCTAATTACAAGATGTGGAAAGAACAAAATGCTCAGGCTGTAGTAGAAAGTCAAATTCGTGAAGCTGATGCTTTAACTACAACAACAAATTTTCTTGCAGAAAAAATCGCAAAATTAAATCCAAATGTTCATATTATACCAAACTCTGTCAATCTTAAAGAACAACAGTGGGTTTCTAATAAAAAGCCAACAGAAAAATTAAGATTTTTGTGGGGTGGTGGTATAACACATTTAGTTGATTTAAGACTATTAAAAACATCATTTGAAAAATTTGACAAACAATTTTTAGATAAAGCACAACTTTATTTGTGCGGTTATGATTTAAGAATGAATACTCCACAAGGTATGAAAAAAGATGATCCTAGAAGAAGTACTTGGACATTCTTTGAATCTATATTCACTTATAATAGCAAATGGTTAAAAAATCCTCAATATTCTAATTGGTTATGGAAAGCCGAAGATAACGGGAGAGATATGTACGGGCTTAAAGAAGAATTTAAAAATGAATTCTATCAGAGACGCTGGACAAAACCAATATTACTCTATGGTACTATGTATAATGAAGCTGATGTAGTTCTAGCACCTTTGAAAAATAACAATATGTTCAACTTAGTTAAAAGTCAATTAAAGGTAGTAGAAGCGGGTGCGCACCATTGTCCTTTAATTTGTAGTAAATATGGACCTTACACGATTGATGATATAGAAGGTAAAAAGGATGGCAAACAAAAAGGTTTTTATGTTGATGAAAATTCAGATAGTACTTCAAAATGGTATGAAATTATGAGGTGGTATTTAGATAATCCTGATAAAGTTAAAGAACACGGTGAAAATATGTTTGAATATGTAAGAGATAATTATTCGGTTGAAGTAACAAACAAAAAAAGAGCAGAATTATTCAAAAAATTAATTAATTCATAATGAAGCAATTTATATACCAGCAATATTTGAAAGTATGACAAAAATAAAAAATAAATAATTATATGAGAGAACTTATAATAATTGTATTCAAAATCAATATTCAAGGATTAAGCAGACAACAAGCCGAACAGAACATATATGAATTAATGGAAAGTTATAATTTATCTGATGATGAAGACTTAAAAGAAAATTATATTATCAAACAAATTTGGCTTCCTATAGAAGGGGAATCTGATGTTAAAGTCATTTATCCAATATCACAAACATTTAAATCATGTGAAATAGATGAACTTGTAAATGATATAAATGAAAGGTTAAAAAAATCGCCTGATGGTGTATTCGTTCAACATTGGAAAAATTTTCTTAGAAAAATAAAATTAGAAAATATCAAAAAAATTAATGAATAAAGCTGACATATATTATATTGATAATTTAAAGAATATACTAGAAAATGGCTCTTGGGATAAAAATCCTAGACCTAAATATAAAGATGGTTCGCCAGCATATACTAAATTTATAACTCAGGTATTTGAGAAATATGATATTTCAAAAGGTGAATTTCCAATACCAACAATAAGAAATACTGCTATAAAAACTGGCATCAAAGAAATCCTATGGATTTATCAAAAACAAACAAATTCATTAGATGTAGCACATCAAATGGGAATTAATTGGTGGAATGAATGGAATATTGGTGATAATACGATAGGACTAAGATATGGTGAAACCGTCAAGAATTTTGATTTAATGAATAAATTATTAAAATCATTAAAAGAAGAACCCTTTTCAAGAAGACACATAATAAATATGTATCAATATAGTGAATTTGAAAAATCTAAAGGTTTATATCCTTGTGCATTTGAAACTATGTGGTCAGTAAGAGAAAAAGATAATGAATTTTATTTAGATTTAACCCTTATTCAAAGATCAAATGATTATATAGTTTCAGGATATATAAATAAAATTCAATATACTGCTCTTTTAATGATGATCGCAAGTCATTTAAATTATAAAGTAGGTAACTTTTCTCATTTAACTCAAAATCTACATATTTATGATAGACACTTTAATGCAGTACATGAATTATTAGGTGTAAAACCATTAGATATAGATCCAAAAATAATTTTAAAAGAAAATAAAAATTTCTATGATTATACAGTAGATGATTTTGAAATATTAAACATAGAAAAAATTAAGAAAATTAATTCAACATTAGAATTGGCAATTTAATTTTCATAGGTTAATTTTCATAAATTATATTGTTTCGCATCTCTTATATGATGTAGATCACCTAAACATTTAGGATCATATACCATATTATCAACATATTGGATTGTATTTTTAAAAAATTCTTCTTTGAATTTTCTAATAAAAAGTTCAGGATCTTCTAGATAATAAAAATCAGTTTCACCTTTATTTTCTAATATTACCTGAAAATAATCATAATCTCCATTTCCTGCTCTGAATTTAACATCATATCTTTCATCTACCTTACTTAATGATGTAACGGAAATATTAGTCCAATCCTCTTTAACTAATTTTTTAATATCATTAATATAATAAATATATGATGGATTATATTTACTACCTTCTTTTATTAACAAGAAATCAGAGCAATTGATAATTTGCATAAAACCTAATTTAATTTTTTTATATATATAAAAAATATAAATTACTTTTATGAATTCATTGAATCTAAGAAATATAAAAACTCGGGAAGAACTTAAAAATGTTCTTAAATTTTTAGAAGAACAAGGATTCGGTTATATATCAGAATACGAACTTCATAGTCATAAAATCAATAACATAATTTCCAAACAAAATAAATTATCTGTATCTTATAGTAAAGATACCTTAGATAAAAGAATAAATAATCTGAATAATTACGATGAAATAGAGAAAGAAGTTTCAGATTTCTTTTCTAAATTCAATGTTGATGATAAAATCGACGAATATATAAACACCTTTTATTTAAAATCAGATGAAGAATGTACCACACCACCTACAAGTCCGTCAGCAAAAGAAATTATAAGCTGGGTTCAATTTAGAGATAAATTTAAAATTAAAGGTGAGTATGGCAAATACTCAAATTTTAACTATTATAACCTTGACAAAAATTATCTTAAAATTTACTTTGGTCAATATAAAAAAAGTGTTTTTAAGAACTTTTATAATTTAATATTCAATGAAGAATGTAAAGAATTTGATGATAAAAAAATAGGTATATATCAAGATTTAGGAAAAATTGAAATTAAATTTTTTGCAAAAGGTGGTGCAAATATAAAAGGTAATTTAGAAATATTCAAAAAATATTATCACACCAATTTAAAATCCAAGATTTATGTTAATATAATAATTAAGTATAATAATAAAACTGAATTTATTAAGAAAAAAGAAAAAATTTAGAAAGAAATTAGAATTAAAATGAACATAAATTTTGAAAAATTCATAAACGAAAAGCGTAAATATAATTTTTGGACTAAATATGATAATCTTCAAAAAGAAGCGGATAAATATCAAACAAGAGGGGAATTTATTAAGAAAAATCATTCGGCTTATATTTCTGCATTAAATAAAAATCTTATTGATGAACTATTCAAAAATCATCCAAATCAAGGATACGAAATCAATTATAGACATAATTTTTGGACTAAAGAGATTCTTCAAAAGGAAGTAGATAAATATAAAACAAGAAATGAATTTAGAAAAAAATGTGGCGGTGCGTATTCGGCAGCAAAAACTAAAAAATTACTTGATGAATTATTTAAAAATCATATAAATAATGGTTATCTAGATAAAGAAGAATGGAAAGAAAATAGTTATATTGTATATGCGTATGAATTAAAAGATTTTAATTCAGTTTATATAGGTTTAACTAATAATCTTAAAAGAAGAGATATGGAGCATTTATGGAGTGTAAAAACTAAATTGAGTCAATTTTGTAAAAAACACAATTTATCATATCCAAAATCTAAAATTTTAGAAGAAAATTTAAAATCAACGGATGCTCAAAAGAAAGAAAATTATTGGATTGATTTTTATAAAAATGGTGGATGGGAAATGTTTAATATTGCTAAACCAGGTTCATTAGGTGGAATCATTAAAAAATGGACTAAGAAAAAATTGCAGGAGGAGGCTAATAAATACAAAACAAGAGGAGAATTGTTAAAAAACAATCTACAGGCTTATAATGCCGCATCAGATTATAAATTACTTGATTTTTTGTTTAGAAATCATATAAATCAAGGTCGAACTAAAAATCATTGGACAAAAGAAAAGTTACAAAAGGAAGCCAATAAATCCAAGTCAAGAAAAGATTTTAGAGATAACAACACAAAGGCATATAATATGGCTAAAGAGTATAAAATTATGAATGATTTATTCAAAAATCATCCAAATCAAGGATATCAAAAATAATCAAAACCCTCGCCTAACGCCACCCCCACCAAAGCTCCCACCACTGAAACCACCAAAACCACCAGAACTTCTACTACTACTACTGCTATAAGATGCTCTTGATGCTGCTGCGGCGGCACTTGCTGCTAATTGTCGCTGATGTGAAGAAATATCAGATTTAATTCTACTTAAAACCTCAGTGAGTTCATCAATAATAGTTTTTAACAAATTAGAAGCATCAATAATATCAGTTGATATAAGGGAATTGAATTTTGATATTTTTGTTTTAATATCTTCATATGAAGATTTTCTTGAATATGATACACCAGCCTTGTTTATGTGACTTTCTATATCTGTTGATAAAGTTTTAATCTGATTTTGATTATTTCTGATATAATCATTACTCTTGTTGAATTTATTGAATAAGATAGTTACCGCAGAAAAAGCACCTGTAATTAAAGTTAATGTAGTAATATAATTACCATAACTATTGACGGCTGATTCATAATTACCTTTTTGAAGTTCATTAAAGCCAGCGCTCATATCAACTTTCATTTTAGAAATATAATCATTATATTCTAAATTTACAAGAGAAGTATATTTCTTTCCAATCTTTGCACTATGAAGGATAGTTTTATTACGAACATATTCTTCATAAGATTTATTCAAATCCTGAATTGTATTTTCAATTTTCTGATTATCATCAATAATTTTTTTTATCTGAACACTCTTATTCAAGAAAATTTTCAATTTTCCTTCCAGAGAAGTTTGAATACCAACAAGTTTATTCATTCTACTTCTTGTATATTCACCATTTCTTAAATTATCAATCTGTGTGTCAGGAATTATATTATTTAATTCATTTTTAAGATATTTTTCACAATAAGAATAGTTATCCTGTAAGTATTTTTCAATGTCAGATTTACTCTGATCAATAGATTTAATCATACTATTAACTGTATTAATAGTTTGCTTATAATCTAAAAATTTATTATAAACATTTTGAACTAATGCTTTTGTTTGTTCGTTAACCATTTTTCTTTTAAGGTTTTTATCACCAGCAAAGTGAGAAATTTTATGACTAAGTGCTTCAAATTCATTTTCAAGTTCCTTAGTCAATAGTTTACCATTAATTAAACTATCTCTCAAATCTCTTAAATTTTTGATAAGTAATAAAATCTCGTTTTTAAGATTTTGATATTCTTTTTGCTTCTTATAATTAAGATAAATAAGAATTCCAATACCACCTAATACAATTAAACCAAATAAAATATAAAGAAATCTAAATAAATATACTTTTCGCATACCTGCATCATAATTATCCTGTATTTGTTTATATCTTACTTTAAAATCATAAGCCTGATCACCCATATAATTTTGACAAGCAAGGATTAATTCTTTCATACCTTCATAGAACATATCCTTACTCAATGTTCTTGGATATATACTATCTGTAAAATGTTTCAATTTTGCATCGGGTAAGAAAGGCTCTAATCCATAACCTGTTCTAACAGAACAATCTCTCTGAGCCTTTGATAATATAATCATTAAACCATTATCTAAACCATCTTTACCGACACTCCATTTATTAGCAAGATCAACATCATAATCTAAATTAAAATCTGCTGATGTGACAAGACAGATTTCAATAGAAGTCTTCTTTTCATAATCAGAACAAATTTTTTCTAAATCAGCTCTTTGCTCAGGTGTAAATATATTTTCATAATCATTTACATAACCAGTAGGTTTCAAATTTAATAGATCCTGGCTTTTTAATGTGAAAAAACTCAGAAAACATAAGCATAACACAAATAATTTTTTCATAATTTATTGATTTTATTTAATTTATTTCTTCTTGTTTCTTTTTCAGTATAAAAAAAATTCAAAAAAATCATATCCAGCATGACCGAAATAACATCTTTCACCATTTTTGCTCCATATGTGATATCCAATTCTATATCTACTAGGTTCATAATCATTATCATTATAGGATATATTTTCCGCCTTATAAGATTTATTTTTTTTGAATGTTGTTATTCGACCACTTCCGTATCTAAATATATCTGGTAATATCTTAAAAAGAAATCTAGTTATAGGTAAAAATATAATACTCTTCTTACAAATAACTCTCATTTCAATTTATATTTAATTTTTACTAACTTTAACATTCTTAAAGCATTATTAAACATTTTCTTATTATATACAATATTTGTATCAATGTTTTCTAATTTTGTTGTTTCTAATTTATTCACATCATCAAAAACAAATAATATAAATTCTAAACATCTTTTCAATTCATATAATTCAAAAGCTGAATCCATCATACCAATATTATATTCCTCGGTTTGTTTCTTTGAAACATTATATTTGAGAATAAGAATCTTATTTCGGATTTTTAATTTGTCGCTATGTTGCATAATACAAATTTATTAAATTTTCAAAAATAAAAAAATTTAACCCTAAAATATTAATATATATAATCATACAAATTCAAAAAACAAAAGAATTATATGACACAGATAATCAAATTAAACAATCAGCCAGACGATTTAATCGAATCACTACAAAATAAGGAGTTACTTATTTATGAAGATGTACAAGGAGCACAAATCTTCGTTAGATGGGATGGAGCAAAATTCAGAATTAGACCAAAATCAATAAATAATTCAGACTTAAATTTTGTGGATTTGGCTATTCAAAAATTTTATGCACAAGCATTTAACTATCTTCATACTCTACCAGATTATGTAACTAATTTATTATCAAGTAATTGGTGGTTCTGTTTTGAATATTTTCCAGATAATCAACCAGCACATATTGAATATAAGAAATTACCAAAAAATAATTTAATTTTAACTTGTATCGTTAAAGGAACCCGTTACAAATATAATTATAATGAACTTATAGAATATTCTAAATTATTTAATGTTGATCCTTTACCTATAATATTCAGAGGAAAATTAAACGAAAAACAATTAGAAATCATTAATTTATTCTTACATACCTCAGAAAAAGATTTAGAATATGTTTTTGGTGAGAATAACTTTGCTTACTTCTTCTATAAAATCTTAAATCCTCAATTGGAAAATTCATTTCTAATGGATACTTTCAATGACAATTTAGAAAAAATAATCATTAGAATAAGTGGTAATGATGAATTTTCATTTGAAATTCTTAATCCATCTTATGAAAAAATGAATTTAGAAAACAAAACAGAATATCTTGAAACATACACTTTGATATTATTAAACTTTTTAGAATTCTTACAGTTAATTGATTATGAAAAAGTTAAACTAAAAGAGATTACAAAAGATGAACTTTATATTGAATTAATATCTTCTATATTTAACGAATATATTGAAAACATTAAAAAAGAACTCAAAGATTGGAATCTTTCTATACCTAACTTCTTTACAGAAGATAAATTCAGAATCAACACATTCTTGCTAAAAAATCAGGATACAATTGATTTAATTAAATCAGATCCTAAAATTGAATATATCTTTAAACTCATTCTTAGTTCTTTCAATAAAAAGAAAAAGAAACCTATTGGTATTTTCAATGAAAAAACAACAGAATTATTTAATAAAGAAGTAGATAGAATCTCAAATTTTTTAGATGAAATTTTAAAAGTCAATCGTGAGTATCTATTACGAAATAACGATTTATTGGATTTCAAAACTTATTTCAATGTAAAATATAATACTGATAGTCAAGGAGATATATATCCAGATGTTGACCAGCTTATGATGAATGAGATACCTTCTGGAGAAGAGAAAAAGAAAAAAATGGGCTCACCTAAAAAGGGTGAAATGCCTGAAATGTCAATTGAACCAGAAAAGAAAGATAAATCAACTCCTTAATATATCTAATAAGTTAGAATAATTTTTATCAATTATAAAGATAAAATCGTAGCCGTTATTTATAGCGGCTTCTTTTTTTGCTTCATTCTGATCCTTTTCCCACTCATAAGTATAACTACTTTTAATTTCTACTATCAAATTATAATCTGGTAAATAATAATCAGGAAAATATACTTTATTTTTATCATCAAACATATAATCAATAGGTTTTGCATTTTCAATTATTATTTTATCATAAAAAATTTCAAGAAAGTCTAATTCATAAGTACCTATATATGTTAAATTTTTATAGTTTTTTAACTTAAATGCTGAACTTCGTGTTTTTTTAAAAATTTCAGGATTTTGTGCTGAGTATTCAACTCCATATCTTTCTAAATTTGTTTTTTTAATTTTTTCTTTAATTTCAGAATTCTGTATTGGATATTCAACACCATATTTATTCAACATAGTTTTTTTATATTTATTCTTTATATCTTCATTTTGATGTGAATATTCAAATCCGTATCTCTCTAAATTTGTTTTTTTGGTTTTTTCTTTAATTTCAGAATTCTGTAAAGGACATTTATTTATTTTTTTAATTTTTTCTTTAATTACTTTTGATGAAACTCAAAATTTAAAAGAAACCAGCAAAGCAATTAAAAAAATTCGTAGAAGAAATGCTGAATATTTTGTTGGTAAGGTTCGTAAATCTAATCCTGATATTCAAATAAGTATTTTGACGGCTACACCTATTGTTAATAATTTATTTGAACCTAAATCTTTATTAAAACTCTTAACTGGTAAGAAATATGATGAAATAAATTCAACCAAATCATTAGATAATCTTCTTAATATTCATGCTTTAATGATGAGTGTTGGTATTAGGTTTGTTATTCCTGTTGAAATGAAATTTAACGAAAATTTTGTACCTATAAATGGTAATTCTCTTTATAATAATATTTTCATTGATAGAGGCGGTGTTCTTAAATTCAAGAATAAAAATTATATCAATGATTACAAACTAACACTCAATCTTAAATTACAATCAATGCTATCTAATCTCAAAAAAGGAGATTTGATTTATACACATTTTGTTGATGGATTTGTTGATGAAGCAAAAGAATTTATCGAAAAAAATACTAATTTTACAGTTGGTATATTTACAGGTGAAGAAAAAGATGGATTTGAACCATTTATTGAAGGAAAACTTGATATATTAATAGCATCAGATCCTATTACGACAGGTGTAGATGGATTACAAAAAATATCAAATAGATTACATATCTTGACTCTTCCTTGGACTCATTCTATGTATCATCAATTAGTTCATAGAATTTTTAGACAAGGTTCAAATTTTGATACTGCTCATGTTTTTATTTATTGTGTGGAAATTGATGTTAAAAATAAAAAATGGAGTTATGATAAAGATGTATTAAATAGAATAAGATATAAGAGAAAACTTTCAGAATATTCATTAGATTCTGAAATTTATGAAGAAATAAAACTTAAAAAAGATATAACAATTAAAAGAAAAGATTTTGTTGATTTCCTGAATAAGCAAAAAGAAAATACAACAATTAAGGTTAGGGAGGATGTTGAAGATATAATCATACCAGAAAATGAAGATTTTTCAATAGAGAGTTTAACACAAAAAGAACTTCAATTGGCAATGGTTAGTTATTCTAAAAATTACGCCAAGCATGTTCAAGATGATCCAGAAAATTGGAAATTATATCATTCTAATAGAAAAAAAGATTGGAAGGTTAATCCAACAGAAGAATTATCAAAAATAATGAAAAATGACGGTATAACTGAAAATGAGATTATTGTTGATGCTGGTTGTGGATTGAAAGCCGAATTCGCTGATCTATTTCCAAATAATGAAGTTTATAGTTATGATTTATCAAATATTGGTGATTCTAGAATTAAAATTCAAGATATAAGTAATTTATCAAATCATAATGATAATTCTATTGATATTGTTATTCATTCACAAGCATGGGAATGTCTAAATTTTGCTGATTATGTTAAAGAAGCATATAGAATTTTGAAACAAAATGGTAAATTATATGTAGTTCAGAGTAAAAAAGATTGGAAGTTGAAAGAAGAAAAATTTCAATCTATAATCAATGACAATAATTTTATAACTTCAAAAATAGAAACAAAGAATAAAAAATATTATATAACACTAATTAAAAAATAATTTTCAAAAATGGGAAGACCAAAAGTCACAAAGCAAAAGAAAAATTTATCACTATCTATAAATGCTGAGTTAGATAACTTACTAGATAAACTCTGTGAGGAAAGAGGTGTTAATAAATCTAAATATATAGAATATCTAATCAAAAAAGAAATGGAAACAACAAAAAAGCCACTTAAATAAGTGGCTTTTTTCATAGATTATATTTTTTTGCTTCTATTCTTAATTTAACTTCATCTAAAATTTCTTCTTCTGTGGCTTTAGAATTCTCTTGTTTTATTTTTTTCCATAAATTATCAAAAGGTTTTACATCATTCCAAGAAAATTTATCAGTTTCATATTCAGTCAATCTATCGGATAAAACACTATTAAAAACTTCTTCAATTTCTTTATACTTACCATCATAACCGTAGTATGGTGGCGAATATTCAATTAAATCATCATTCCAATCGTTATTATAATTAGTTAGTAAATATTTACTATATCTTACCTTATCTTCATCTTTAAATCTTAACCAAAGATGTTCATATTTATTTCCTTTGAATTTTGCCCATTTAGTTGAATCTTTATCAAAATTAAAAAAACTATAAATATGATTAATAATATCTGTCCAGGCTGCGGAACCATCCGCCTGCTCGTGTCCTTCTCTAATAGTTCCTTGTAAGATTTTTTTTAATTCTGCTATACTATATTCTTTAACTATATCAACGACATCTGAATAATTTTTAATCTCAGTTATATCATAATCATAATCTTCATTATATTGTTGTTCAAACAATAAAATAATTTTTATAGTTAATAAATCATCTTCATCAATTTTAAAATCACATTCTCCAATATCAAAATTACTTGAATCATATGAAAATATATCCCACGTTTCACCTTCTAATATTTTCTTAATTAAATCCTCTCTAGTATTTCTATCTACTTTGAAATAGTCTGCAAAATAAGACCAATCTGGTACTACAAACCACCATTCATTTCCAATTTCTAAAATATTTTCAACATTTATTTGATCACCAAAGAATTCATATAAATGTATATCTTTATCTAAAAAATTTCTTAAATCTATTTGATTATCTTCATTATCTAAAAAATCACCATTATAAAAATTAAAATAATATTTTATTGCTAATTTTTTATCAAAAAGATCTAATTGTATTTCACTTTTATTAATAATGACAAATGATTTATTTTTATGAAAATAATATTCGTGACTACCATCAGCAACTGTCCAATTGGTATTTTGTCCCCAGTAACACAAAGATTCATAACTAGATGGTTTAATTATAAGCCAATCGTTATCTTCAAATGCTATATCTTTATTGAAACTATTATTTTCCTTGAAATATAGGAGGTGTTTCATCAAAAAGTTTTCTTTTATATATTAATTGTTTAAAATAAAAAAACCTCTAAGAGGTTTTTTCAAAGACTACGAATTAATTTCATCAAATGAATTCTTATTGGTTATTGTTATCATTAGATTCTGTATTATCTATAATAGCATTATCAATTTCAATTGATGGAACTTCATCCATCTGATTTAATTCATCAATATTAACTTCTGGTCCCTCGACTTCTTGCGTTGAAGTATGTGATTCTTGTTCAGCAAGAGCTTGTTGTTGAGCCTTGATATAATTATCAATTAACTTTTTCTTAAAGAATTCTTGTTCTTTCTTCTTATTTGCTTTGTACTTAGCTAATCTTTGTTTATGGTTTTTACCATTTTTTGATTTCGACATAATGTAACATTATTTTTTCTAATATAGAAAAAATTAGAAAAATTGTTTAGATTAAAATTCAATTTCTTTTATTACACCACTTAATTTAATCGGCTCAATTTTTTGCCAATTTTCTATGTAATTTGACATACTTGGTTTACCTTCTATTGGGTTGATAGACAATGTTATATGTTGAAATTTAGGTCCTTCATCTTCTTTAGTATCAGTTTTTTCTATTATAAATAATCCTGTAACCTTAACAGCTGCAACCTTATCATTAAAACCAAACTCTGTTGCGGTTAATGTTACTTTTTCATCTAACCAATATTTTTTAAGATGTTCAGGAAGTTCACCCATACAAACTGTCATATGGTCGCATATAATCTTCCAATTACTTAGTATTGGATTATTATATATGAATTTATATAATAACTTATTTCTAGATTCAATATCTAAAATAACCGCGGAATAAGTTATTGATAAACCTTTCTTATACGACTTAAAATTTCCAAAAATGGTAATCATCTTATACACCTTGTAATTATACAAAGATATATATAAAAACTTAAATTAAAAAATTAAAATAAATTGTAATGATTTTTAGAAAAAATTGATATTTTTTTATTTATATATATTGTAAATAAATTGTAAATATGGAAAAAGAAAATAAGTTATTATTTAATTTTAGAATTCATAAAGAATTATATGAATACTTAATGAAAAAATCTAAAGAAAATTACACAACAATGACACAATATCTTATAGATTTAATAAAAAAAGATAAAAAAGAAAATGATAAATGAAGAAAAAACATATGAAACTTTTGGTTACTATTCAAAAGAAGTTACTAGTCATAAGAAAGTTGTTGCTCATTGTTCTTCTTGCAATTCAGATAGAATATTAGAAAAACATGTCGCTGTAAAATCTAAAATATGTAGTAAATGTCAGAGAACACAACAATGTAAAAGAATAGCAAAAATTAATAGAATTGGCAGGAAAACTCAGAAGAAACCAAAAAGAAAATAGGCTTATCAAATTTAATTTCTCAACCAAAAGGTAAAAATAGTCCATTATATGGAATCAAAAAATCCGATTCCTTTATAGAAAAAATTAAAGAATCTAATAGTAATAGAATTTGGAAAGATGAATCTAGGAAAAAATTATCAGAAAAACACAAAGGTAAAAAATTATCAGAAGAACATAAGAAAAAAATTGGTAGAAGTGGGGTTCTTAATCATAGATATGGAAAAAGAGCAGTTCATGGTAAAGGTGAGTTTTATATTAAAAAAGATGGTTCAAAAGTATGGATGCGTTCATCCTGGGAAATTAAAATTGCTAAATATTTGGATTCGAAGGATTATATTTGGTTTTATGAACCAAATGCTTTTCCAATAACATATTTATTTAATAATATCTATAAAGAAGGAACATTTAATCCAGATTTCTATATTCAAAATTTAAATGAATATTGGGAAATTAAAGGTTGGTGGAGAGATGATGCAAAACCAAAATATGATGCTTTTGTTGAACAATATAAAAATTTAAAAATTGTTCTTCTAATGGAAAATAATATTAAAGAATTAAATATCAAATTACGATAAATCAATAAGTTGTATTTTCATCTATTCTTTTAATTTTATCTTTTCGTAATATTTGATTATAATCAATAACCTTAAGTAAGCATTGTTCACCTATACCAGGGTATAAATCAACATCACAAAAATAATAATTATTATTATTTTTAATTATTAAATAATGATCATAATTAATATAAGAATGAAGATCCTTAAGGTTATCTAATTCAATAACCTTAAGACTCTTCATTTCTTCTATTAATCGATTGTTATTAAATTCTGCTAATTTAATCTCCTTAGTAAGAAATATTAAATCTCTTAATACTGAAAATATTTCCTTCTTAGGATTGCTCACTTGTATCTACCCTATCATCATTATTATAACCATCCATTGCATTGATTGCATTAACCCAATTATTAAAGTGATTCGTGACTCTTTCTAACACAACACCATAAGCATTAAATAATCTGGTCATCTTTGCAATTTCAGCCAAAACTGTTTTGAAATGATAAAAACTTTCTGTTGAACCTTTTTCTTCATGTTTCATTAAAAGATGGCTTAATAGTACTAAACTTTGAATTGAACAATTAGGTATAAAAGTACCTATTTCTTTAGGTAATTGTTTTGCAATTTCTCTTGTTGGTTCAATAAACTTAACATATAATTCCCAAAAATTAAATATTTCTTGTCCATTGTACATTAATTTTTTGGTTAAGATATGATCTATATAATTCCATTCTTTAAGAGACAATTCAAAATTAAAATTCAAACTACCGTATTTATTTTGGTAAAATGTAAATAATTCTTTACCATAACCAAAAAGTTTATCTCTATCTGGTTTAGCCATATTTTTAACTTCATCTGAATCTGTGCGGAATTTATTTAAAAATCCATTAATATTATTATATGAATCATTATAATCTTTAAGAGAAGATAATTCAACATATTTTTCAGTAAGTTCATTGATAATGTTTTGAGCATCCTGTAATTTAGATTCTGCTGGATTAGTAGCCTTAAATTTATTTTCACCAAATAAACTCTTGTATTCTTCGTCTAAGTTAAATGTTTCACCACCTGTAAAATCAAAAAATTTCTTTTCTTCCATCGTTTATATTATTTTTTTTTATTTTCTTTTTCTTGCTCTAATTGTTGATCCTTAAACAATTCTCTTGCTAAATTTGCTCTTTCTACGGCTTTGACACCATATTTATTGATAATACCAGATGATGTAATTAAATCGGGTTTGCCAATTTTTAAAATACCTTTTTCCATATTAAATTCAATAAGAGCTAATTCTTGATCAATCAAAATATTTTTTGCTTCATCATCAAAAGCATCAAAAAAATCTTCATTAAAACTAATCAAAAGGTCAGCACCTAAAAGATTTGAAAACCTATCAGCAATTTTAACAATTTTAATCAATGTTTTTTGCTTATCATCTGCTTGATAAACATACTTAATATCAACAGGTAAACTTAATTTTTTCTCTAATTCTTTGAAATAATCAATAATGTAATCTGATAATTCATGAAATTGTTCTTTACTCATAATAAATGTTATTTTTTAACATATATAAAAATTGAAATATAAAGTTTATAATAAAATTAAAAGAATTACTCCTGCTCCAATTAAAACAAGAGGTAAAAATATTACCAAAAATCTTGCCCAAAATTTAAGATTAAGATATTTATATCTTAAAACTATTCTAACATTATAATCGTCTAATTGTTCAATTCTATCTTTATCTAACTGTACATATTCTAAAATACCTAATTCAAAAAGAAAATCATTAATTTTTGCAACATGTTCTCTTACCATACTATCAACATAATAATAACCATATCTATCAATATTTTCTTTATCTTCAAAAGGTAAATTCAAAACAGTATATAATCTATAAATCCAATCATATTGAATACCAAGAGGATTTGGATTATCGTTAACTCTAGAATCCGCTAAAACTTTTTTATTTTTCTTTAAGAGTCTTATATATCTTATTAAGTGTAAAAATCTTTTCATAATATTATTTTCTTTTATTTACCTATATGGTTAGTTAAATAAGTGAATAATGAATGATTGATTTCATCATATTTTTCACTTAATTCGGGATTTTGTATTAATACATCTTCTAAACTTTTTCCCAATTTTTCTTTTGCATTCATAATCTGATTTTCTTTTATATATTGTTTATATTAGGTTCATTTGATATTTTTTTCAATTTTCTAGTTCTGTCAAGTTTTTTTAAATACGCCTTATATTGATAATCATTCATTTGCACTCTTTTAATTAATTCCTCTAATCCTGGTTGATTCATCCAAGTATGTCTTATTTCTTTGGTTTCAAAATCAACCCAATCTAGATCAAGACCTAAATCACTTATCTTAACATCTAAATCGCCTATCTTAAAAATTCTATCTTTCATTAGATTTATTAATTTTCTTAATTTTTTCTTTTCTTATTTAATGACCTTTCGCAAGAATTTTTTCTTTATTAAATTTAATATATTCTAGACAATCCCAATTATTCATTATGTATTGTTTCAAATAATATACGGGGCTTCCGTCTGAGGCTACAACATCAAAATAAACTTCATTCATAAATAATAATTTATTTATTTATAGATTGAATTTAAATTAAAGTTTTATTTATGAAAAGTGCCTGCTTGAGAAGGTTTATCAGAATTTTCTAACAGTTGATTTAACAGAATTTTTATATCTGCTATATCATTATAAAATTTATCCATTTTTTGTCTATCTTTCAGTTTATCTTCTTCTCTTGCCAATATCTCTTTTGATTTTGCGGTTTCTTGAACACCAGTTTTTGGTAATGTTTCATACAATGATTTAATAACAGATAAAAGATTAGCCTGTTCTTCTGGTACTTTATTAACAATTCTAAGTGCGGCTTGATGTTTTTGAATTGATTGTAAAACTTTACCCAATTTTGCCTCATCTATTATACTTATCAAATATAATCCTCTCGACATATTAACAAAAGATGACATACTAGAATTTAATTCACTAAAAGCTTTTGCTAATGCACTTACCGATTCTGCCATTTCTTTCATTGCATCATATTTATCAGAAAATATAAATGATTTTTCAGGCAATTTATTCATAAATTGTAAAAATTTATCAAAACTACCCATAAAATCTGTTGGTAATGGTTTGAGTGTTGATAATTCATTAAGACCCTGAACAATAGACTTCATACCTATATTAAAATCTATAAAATTCTTAAGTGTTCTTTTTTCTAAAAGTTCATTTACAGAAAGAGAAATCAATTGTGTTGATCTTCTCATAACATTAACATTATCAGAAAATCCTATTGGTAAAATTGGAATTTTTGAAATTTCAACAAATGCAGGAATAATCAATTTTATACTATTCAAAAACTTCTGTGACTCTGATACTGATATAGGATATTTATCAACGATAGAACTCATAGAGGCTATAAGAGCGGCTACACTTGTTACATAAACAATGCTAGGGTATTTATCATAAGAACCTTGTCTTAAATATTGATCAATTGCTGCTATTGCGGCAGCGATAGGAATCATTGCAGCAGCCTTCACACTACCTCCAACTCCACTAATTGCACCTTTGATTGCACCTTTGAGAGCACCCCAAACTCCACCTGTTTGTTGCATTCCACCAAAAATAGCCAATGACTTAGATACTCCCGTTGCCCATTCTGCTGATGGATATTTTTTAAATTCACCTGCATTTAAAATTTTATCAACCGCTAACATCGCACCCGCAATACCTACTAATCCAGCAATACCAGCAGCACCTAAAATCGCTGCAATACCAATGGTCGCAACCATAATAAGTCCTATTTTAATTGCCATTTTTCCAAATTCAAATAAAGCCAATCCTGCACCTTTTGCCCAATCAACTGAAGGATATTTCTTAAAAGTTCCCTTATTGAAAATAAAATCAATTGCTAACATACCTGCGGTTAAAGCTAATATTCCAATCAAACCTGATGCCAAAACAGCCAATCCAATACCAGTCATAATCATAAGACCTAGAACTAAAGCCATACCAGAAAATGCTAATAATGATAATCCAACGCCTTTTGCCCAATCTATTTTTGGATATTTTCCATAATTACCTACACTTAATATCCAACTAGAAATCATAATAGATCCTGCAACAGCAACTACCGCAAGTGCGCCTAAAAGAAGACTTTGAATACCTACTTTAGATATAACAAATCCTAATCCCACAGTTGCAAGACCAAAAATTAAAATAGAAAGACCAGTTTTCAATGTCCAATCTATTGGTGGAGTTTTGAATTCTTTAGGAAAGAATGTAAAAATCCAAGCAGTAGTAACCATCGCCAATGCAATCATTGGTATAGCAAGAGTACCCTTAACTATTTGATTCATTTTCAATTTACCTAAAAAATAAACAGCAGGAGTGAATATTAAAATAGATAAACCAACAACTAATCCACTTAATAAAAATTGCCATGGATTTTTAATTGGCTGAAAATACTTATTAATTACAATTGATGATAAAGATATACCTAATGCAATAAGTGGTAACATAAGAGGCAAAACTAAAATAGCAGCCCACGATTTTTTAATATTAATTTTTTCTACTGCCTTTAATAATAACCATGATGCTATTCCAACTGCGGCGCCAACTAATATTAATGATATCATTTGCATAAATCCAAAAACTGGAAATTTTTGCAATATTAATCCTGATAATAATAATCCTGCTGCAATTGCTGGTAAAATGAGAGGCAATGCTAAAATTGTTAGCCACTGCTTCTTTATATCTATTTTATGAATAGATTTAAATAAAAGCCAAGCTGCTATTCCCAAAGCGTCAGAAACAATAGTTAATGATATTGCTTGAAATAATCCAAAAGAAGGAAAAGACTTTAATATAAATCCCGATAATAACAATCCTGCTGCAATTAATGGAAGCATAATTGGTAATGCTAAGATTGTTTTCCAATCTTTCTTAACATCAATCTTACCTAAATCTTTTAAAAGAAAATAAGAAGCAACTCCAATACCACCACCAACTAATATCAACGATATTGCTTGTTTAAATTGAAATGTTGGAAAATATTTAAGTATAAATCCAGCCGCCAATAAACCCGCTGACATTAGTGGTAATATCAGAGAAATCATAAAAACATTTTTATAACTTAAATCTTTAATTTGAGCTAATTTAGAATAGGCATAAGCCATGGTTAACATAGCAGTAGAAAGTGCAATTACAGAAAGAAAATCAACTTTTCCTATAATTTTAAAAGCCATGCCTAGTGCCAAAACACCAGCAGCGATTAAAACAACAACTTTAATACCATCTACAATTTTATTCTTATTCTTAGGATCTTCAACCCTATCAAACATTCCAGATTCTTTCTGTTTTTTAATACTTTCAATTTTCTGGATTATCTTTTGATTATCATCCTTTATTTCTTTAAAACCTTGTTGTGTTATTTTTTTTAAGTCTTTAACTACATTATTTAAAGTGTCAGGTACATTCTTAAGCATTTCATTAACAGTATCAGATTTCTGTTCTTTCTGTTGCTCCCTAAGTGTTTTAACAACTTCTCCTAATGCTTCTGTAAATGATTGTAGAGCATCAATATATTTTTCATCTATCTTAGACATCTATTAAAATTTTGTTTGTGTTCTAACAGTTTTTATCTGATTTTGAGGATCAACTTTTTGAGGTTTATCAGATTTCTTCAGTGTCTGATTCAATTTATTAATCTGCTTAACGGTTCTATCGAATTCCTTAACTTGTTCACCATATTCTCTAACCTGAGTTTTTACATCTTTTTGATTCTGAGGTTCTAAATTCTTAATATTATTCAAAAGACCTTTTTCAATAGCATCTTTTTTTGCAATTATCTGTTGTTTTTGAACCTCAGTATTTTGCAAAATAGTATCAACCTCATCAGTAGGTTTCTTAATCTGATTAGTTTTTAATTTAGGTTTACTAGATAATGATTTCAAATATCCTTGCGGAGTATTAGGATTATTCATATCTTCCAAAAATAATTCATAGTTAATTAAGTGTTTCATATTAGTTATTTTGATATTTTGTTGGTATTAATTTTGAAGGTAAAGCCATAAAAGTAGTAACCTTTCCAGTTTGATCCTTACCAGTAACTTGAATTCTACCTTTATCATCTGGTTTAGGATCCAAAACTTCAACATTTCCATATCCTTTATAATTGTATATTTGACCTTGTTTAATTTTTTGTAAAGGTTGTTTAACAGTTTGTTTAACAGTTTGTTTAACAGTTTGTTTAACGGGTTGTTGTTTAACGGATTGTTGTTTGAAACTTGTCCAAAATGTTGATAAATTTTTGGATAAAGTCTCATACTCAGTAGCAAATTCCTGAGTATTTAATTTTTCTATTACAAAATCTATATATTTCATTTGGTTTCTAATAATTTTTGTAATTTTTTGAAATTATCCATCATCTTTGGATCTTCTAAAAAATATGGTCTTTTACCTTTTTGAAAATCAGTAAATTTGGGTTCTTTAGGTCCCACATCTTTTGAATATCTTAAAGCCGGCATCCATTTATCAATCTCAGGAGCCTTAAATTTAGAACAAGATGCTATACCTATTTTATGTAAAAATCCATCTTTATTAAATGTTTTGAATAAATCATCATTTATAGGAATATTTCTTTGTACATTTTTCATTTTAATATATAAATATCTCTTATCACCAACAATACATTCATTTATTACAAACATACTTGCCGTTTGTTCTAAGGTTTTTTTAGGAAAGCCTTGTCCAGATTTCATCATAAAATAAACATTTACTCTCGTTGGTGACATACTTGCTGGTGTTATAAAATATTTATTCCAAAAATTAGTATTTCTAGCTACCTTATGATTCAGAGAATCAATAGAATCTGGTACAAATGCCTCTGTAATCATAATTAAACCTGGAAAATCATTTACAGGTGCGATAGATGTATGATATGAAGTTTTTTCATCACTAAAATGAAATAAACACCAATCACCTTTTAAACTTGAAAGTGTTGTTATTTCCCTATCCAATACAAAATTATCACTAACAATATTACATTGTTGAGCAAAATTTATCTTTTGAAATTGACTACTTGCTTTCTTATCAACATCTCTATCATTAGTTAAACTGCTCTGATAATTATCTCTTGTTATATCAACAGAATCAATATTCATAATATTTGTAAATCCAGCATATACATGATCAACTTCTTTCTTCCATCTTATTTTAAGTTTTTCATCTGTTACAACACCTTCTTTAGTTTTTCTTGGCAACATCAGTTTATCAGCAGATAATTGAATCACTTTCAAATTATATGGATTAACATAAGTCGAAGCAATTTTTTTCAAATCATTTTGAGTATTTTTTTGTAAACTAACAATAGTGTTTTCTATTCCAGCCAAATCTACACTATGAATATTCATACCAAAATCTTTTTCATGTTTTTCTTTATATTTCTGTTTATCTCTTTTTGTTAGAATATCACCTACAGTTGCTTCAGCACCAGCCTTCATTGCTACAGATTTACCAATACCAACTTTACCTGCTCTTGATTCATCTGGTTTAACTTTTGCTGTTCCTGATGTTTGACCTAATTTCTTTCCAACAGTTCTAAATATATTTTCTTCATAAAGATATTCATAATAATCATCTGTCAATAAATCTTCTGTCAAAGATTCAAAAAATAATACATCTTCATCAAGAGATTCTTTAACTTTAGAAATTGCAGCGTTTATAATAGCATACTGCATATAAATCATTAACATTCTCTTTTTTTCTTCAGCGTTCATTTTATCATAATTATTGATATGTTTTCTCAAAAATTCTAATGCTTGAGATTCCATATTCTTTAATTTACTAATATCATCAACTTTAATTTTATCATAAGGGATAACTCCTTGTTTTTTAAGATCTTCTGGAACTTCTCCTGTTGGATTAAATTGAAATGTATCAACAGAATCTTTCTTCAATGTATCAAAACCTATAGTTTTAGGAACAAGACCAAGTTCTTGTTGTTTTGCTAATATTGCTTGTTTTAATTTAATATCATAATTTTTAATACGATTAACTTCGTCTTGTATTCTTCTAACTTCTTGTGTATAAGCATCTCTATCTTTTTTACCCATTTTATTTGCTAACTTACCATTATATAATTGAAGTTTGCCTTTATATCTAACAATTAATTTTTTATCATATTCAACTTTCTTATTATACTCAACTAAAATTTCGTTGTATTCTTTTTTATTTTTAACCATTTTAATTCTTTGCTCTAAAGTAGGTTTGGTTGTTCCTGTCTTTACTTCGGGTTTTTCTTCTGCCGTAACTGTAGGTTTAGTATCGCCTGTCATAGGTGCTTCCACTTTAGGTACCTCAATTGGTTCTTCGGTTTCTTCACCTGTTTTAGGTTCTTCAGGTTCTTCTGTTTCAATTTCTGCTAATTCTTCTTTTTTATTTTCTTCTGAGTTCTGTTTAATTCCTTCCGCTTTTGTTTCAGTTGAACCATCCTTTATATTAATATTATTATCAAAACAAAATAAAATAGTACCTCTCATTAATTCATTAATTAATTCAGCAATTAATCTATTAATAATGAAATTTTCTTTGGATTTTCTCCATAGCCATCCTATACCTCTAAATATACCATTAACAAGTTTTCCAAGAACGGAATCTTTCATTTTTACATTACTTGCAAACCCATCACTTGAACCAACGCCACCTTCTCTACCACCGATTAATTCATTGAGTCTCAGAAAATCTTTTCTTTGATGAATATTATTCAATTTCATTATTTAGCATTTATTTTTTGGATCTTTAATCCATTATAAGAATACTTTTTACCATAAAGGATAAAATAATCATTCTCAAATTTGACAGGATATTCCTTTAATTTATCAAGATTAGAATCATAAACCACTGCACCATTAATACTTAAAGAAAAATCTTTTAATTCTTTAATATAAGATTCATATAATTCTTTATTAGATTTAAAAATAACTTTTTCTTGCTTTTCAGATGAAGGCTTTTTACTTAAAGGTTCAGAAGGTTTATCCATAATGAGTTGCTCATTTTCTTCGGGAATATATTGATATTGCTCAGTGGATTCTCTTTTCTTAGCTGGCGATTTCTTCTTAACCTCTATTTTGTTTTCTTCTGCCATGATTATTTTTTTTTCTTTTATATATAAAAAGTTCTTATTCCCGAGATATATATAAAAAATAAAAAATAAAATTTTATATATAACATATATGAAAGTTTTAAGATTCAGCACTTACTCATTTCTCAATGATACTCAATTGATAAGAGAATATTCAGAATTTCTTCAATATCAATTTGGTATAGAACCTTATGGAACTGCAGGTGGTGGCGGTCAATATCAATTCGCTCAAGATCCTCACGCATCTTATTATAATTATCAAGATAGTCCTTATGTCGATTTTTATGCCCGTCAATCTGGATTAGTTGCTAATCTTAATCAAGTCGTAAAAGGTATTCGTGGTCAAACAGATTTAATTTATAAAGAACCTAATAGTTTCTTAGAAGATATAAAAGATTATAAAAATCTTAAAATATTAAGAATTTTTGAAAATAATAATTTGAAGATTGATATTTTCTTATCTTTTACATTCAACGATAAAGAATATTTTGGTGCTTTCAAAAACTTTAATGGTTTAATAAAACCTAAATTTGAATCGGAAGTTTTTTATGAACCTGATTATCAATATAGATTCAACAATGAATATAAACTCAAATTAAGTAATTATTTCTACAAGAAACTTGAAAAATGGTTCATACCAGAAAAAGGATTTTACAAAAATCTAAAGAATGAAAATAAACTAAAAGATAGTATGGGTAAACTGTATGAAATGAAAGCAGATCAAGTTGTTGAAGTTTTAGGTTATAATTTGAATTCTGATAACAGACCTTATTTAATGATAAAAGTTAAAGAAAATACCTATCATATAGAAAACAATGATTATTACTTCTTTAAGTGGAGATTTGAAAAATTAAATTAATGAAATGAAATCTCGAAATGGAGGAATTTCAGATTATACAGAAGATTAAAATGAATATAATATGATTACAAAATTTACAAAATTTCTAAACGAATCAAGATTAAATGAATATGAAGTTAATGTCAAAGGTGAAACATTCATAGTTAAAGGTCACTACTATCCAGGTGATGAACCAATATATTATTATGCGGATGGTAGTGGTTATCCTGGTTCTCCTGATAATTTCGAAATTCTAGAAGTCTTAATGAAAGATGAAAATGATAACTTTGTTCCTGCTACAGATGAAATGCTTAAAGATTTCAATGTCTCTTATGACGAATTAGAGGAAGAAGTTTTGAATCAAATAAATAATTACTAAAAAACTTTTAAATCGTAATCATATATATAAAAGATATGATTATAAAAACCATCTCTCTTAAAAATTTCAAATCATTTGGTAACAATAAACAATCATTAAGTTTTAATACAACCTCAGGTGATTTGATATTACTTTCAGGTCAAAATGGATCTGGTAAGTCATCACTTCAACAATCATTTGATTTTTCATTATTTGGTATAGTTAGAGGTAAAAGTGGTAAAAGAGTGCCACATTCAATATTACCTAATAGAATTAATAAGAATCTTGAAACTGAAATAGAGTTCATTAATAATTTATCCGATACAATAAAAATTCAAAGGTATCTTGAACCTACAAGTGCTAAAATTTTTATTAATGAACAAGATGAAACTAAGAAATTTAAAAACTATAAAAAAGAAGATAGAGATAAAGTAATTGGATTTGATTACGATACTTATAAAAGTTTTATTTCTCTTTCTGTATCAGATTTTGCTAATTTCATAGACCTCTCACCCGAAGATAAAAGAAACATAATTAATAAACTCTTCAATTTACAGGACCTTGACAGTTACCTAACTCTTACATCTGGTCTTATTAAACAGACAAAAGAAGAAAAATTAAAATATGAAACTATCATAGAAACTAATAAACAAACCATTGACACTCTTAATCAAAATATTTTAACTATTAAAAAAACAGGTATATTAGATAGAAAAAAGGAAATTGAAAAACTTGAAAATGAAAAGTTCTCTAAAAAAGAACCATATATTAAACTGAAAAAAGGGTCTCAAGAATATGATAAAAAATTAATAGACCTTGAGAAACAACGACAAGATTTTGATAATCAAAGAAATATAGTATCTAATGATATTCTTGAAATAAGAGTAGAAATTAAAAATATAGAGGAAAAACTCAGAGTTTATGAATCAGGTATTTGCCCTCTTTGTAGTACAGATTTAACCGATGAAAAACACTTACATAACTTGAGTGATATTCATTCAAAACAACAAGAACTAAATAAAAAATTTGCTGATTTGGATAAGTTTAAAAACGATTTAACCTTAAAATTAACTCAGATATCAAATCAGAAAGAAACAGTTTTAAAACAAAAATCTAACTCAAATACAAAGTTAAATAACTTGGTTTACGATCTAAAAATCCTAAACCAAAAAATTACCAACTTACAAGAAAAAACCACAAACGATACAAACGATATATCTATTGATGAACTTACAAAAAATGTAGAAGAACTTAATAAAAACAATGGTATTAACAATAAGAAAATTCAAGAGTTAGATGATAATATTAAAATATATGAGGAATTGAAAGAAGTATTTAATACCAAAGGTGTTAGAAAAAGTATCATATCAACTATTGTAAAACCAATTAATGTTTATCTTAAAGAGATATTAGACGATTTAAATTCATCTTATAATGTTAGTGTTGATGAAGAATTTAATGTTAGTATTTATGAAAGATTAACAAATCAAATACATCCTGAATCTCTTTCGATGGGTGAAAGTAAGAAAATTAATATTGCGATTGCTCTTTCATATTTGAAACTTATATTAAAATTTAGAAAACTAAATATATTATTTTTAGATGAAGTGTTTACATCTATTGATCCAGAAAATGTAGAATATGCTCTGAAAGTATTGAAAAATTTTACAAAAGATTTCAATCTAAATATCATTATACTTGATCCTAAGATATATTTTTCTGATACTTCTGAATTTGGTTACAATTACTTTGACAGGATAGTAAAAGTGTATAAAAAAATGTCTTTTACAACAATAGAAGAATTTAAAGTCTGATGTCAAAAAATCGTAGAATTTACAACGAAATAGAAAATGGTATAAATTATACTGTTTTTGAATGTTTATATTATTACTATTTAAATAAATTTGAGTCTGAATCTGGATTGAAATGTGATAATCCAAATATAAAAATTATTGTAAATGACGGTGAAACAAACGATTTATTTGATTTTGAAAAAGGTATTTATAGAGTTGAAATTTATTACTATTACGAATTTGTATCACACAATTTATATGGACCAAGTTTTATTAGATACTTAAATACTAAATTTGATGGAACTCTAGAAAAAATATGTGAAACCTATTCCATATATGGAAAAACTTACAATTATAAGGATTGGATGATAAAAAGAAATTATTATCTGAGAAAAGAAAAATTATTAAGACTTAAAAATTAATATATACATAAAAAGAGATTTTTTATGTTTGATAGATCCAGATCACCAAAACCAAAACCACCAAAAAGACATAAAACGTTTTCAACTTTTTTTTCACCTAGTAAAAGGTTAACATTAACTTATATAGTTCTTTTTGTTTGGATTGCATTGGCTATTTTTGCAATAATAATGAAAGCAGATTTATATGCACTTGCAGTTTATTTTACATCAGGTCTTCCGGTTATTTTAGGCTATCTTTGGGCTCAATCATCTAGACCTAGTTTAAGTGAAGCTGCTGAACTTGTTAAAGGAATTAATAGAAGACCTGGACAATTTGGACAATTTGGATATGATCAATATGGAGGTGGATATGGCGGATATGGCGGATATGGCGGTGGTCAATTTAATAATTTTCCTGATCAATCTAATCAAAACAATAATTTTGGAAATCAAGCAACAGATATAGATATTGATTCTGATGTTGTGATAAATATTTATTCAGATGATGCTTCTGCTGAATTAAAAGTTAATCAATCTCAATTATCCACACTTAAAAATCTTGGATATGTTGATGAAATTAGTGGTAAATATACTTTTAAGAAAAATACAATAGATCAAATCAAGTCTTTAATAATTGATAAATCAACACAAGATCCAGATCTTTAAAATTTTTTTTTAATAAAAAATTCACCGTATATTTGCAATACATTTTAAAGTGCTCTGCTAATACTGAGCTAATTCCCCAAATTAAAAACAGTATTAACAAAAAACAACTTAATTATGAGAAAGTTAGCTAGTATTCGTGTCATTACACGGATTTCACCGATTCAAAATGCGGATCGTATTGAAGTTGCCCAAGTTGATAACTGGAATGTAGTTGTCAATAAGGGAATCCATTCTGTTGGAGAAAAGGTTATTTACTGCGAAATTGACAGTTTCTTACCTATTCGTCCAGAATTTGAATTCTTGCGTAAATCTTCTTACAAGAAGATGTCTGATGGTTCTGAAGGTTTTCGTCTTAGAACCGTAAAACTTCGTGGACAAATTTCACAAGGTCTTATTCTTCCATATTCTATTCTCTATGGAGAATTTAATGTTGGTGATGATGTTTCTGAAGTTTTAGGCATCGTTAAGTACGAACCACCTATTCCAGCAGACTTAGCAGGTAAGGTAAAGGGTTCTTTCCCTTCTTTCATTCAAAGGACTGATGAAGAAAGGATTCAGAACTTAACTGAAAATTACGAAGAATACAAGAAATTTAAGTTCTTCGCTTCTGAAAAGGTTGACGGTACCTCTGGTACATTTTATGTCAAGGATGGAGAATTTGGCGTTTGCTCTAGGAATTTGGAACTTCTTAGAACAGAAGGTAATACATTCTGGAAGTTAGTAGATGCCTATAACCTTGAAGAAAATCTTTTGAATTTCGGTCGTAATATCGCAATTCAAGGAGAAGTTGTTGGTGAAGGTGTTCAGAAGAATAAGTATAAGATGTTAGGTCAAAAGTTACTTGTTTACAACATCTTTGATATTGACAAGTATGAATATCTTTCTAAGAATGAAATGATTGAAATGACTAAGAGTTTGAATCTTGATGTTGTTCCAACAATCTGCGAAGAAATTGAATTACCTCAAACTATTGAAGAAATTCTTTTATTTGCAGAAGATAAGTCTAGATTGAATCCTGAAACTGAAAGAGAAGGTCTTGTATGGGTTTCCATTGATTCTCCACAGAGAATTTCTTTCAAGACTATTTCAAACAAGTTCTTATTGAAGTGGGAAGAATAAAAAAGGCGATGAAGTTTCATCGCCTTTTTTTAATGCTGTTTTTTAACCCACTTTAAGAAATTTCTAACTTTTTCGTGAGATAATAATTTATTCTTATCATTGTAATTCTTGCCTAATTCTTTCTCGGTAAAGAAATCATGAATCGCTTTATGACAATCATCACATAAATCAATACCATGCGACTTCATATAATCAATATCATAGTTTTTTCTGAAATATTTATTAGTATGAAGAGTTCTTGGTATGAAATGATGAAAGGTTAATTCTTTTAATCTACCGCAAAACCCACATTTATTTTCCATCTGAAATTTCTTTTAATTTATTCAATTTAATTCTTCTTTGATACACCATATCATCAAAATCAAATAATTCTGGTGGTTTATATGAAAATGCTTTAATTATTTTTTTATGATCCAGCAAAAGATTGTTTTCCTTATTTAAATTATCAAATAAGTTTATTGGTATTATTTTAATATAATAATCATTATTACAATCAAGTAATTTAACAATATCTATATTGAGTTTTGTAGTATTAAAAATACATTTACATTTTGACATTTTAATATAAAATGCAAGTAAATGCAAATCATTTAAATCATCTAAAAAAATTTCATCATAAAGAATTAGTTTAGGATTAAGCATTCCTAATAAACTCATATTCAATTTTTTAATCTCACAGATCTCTAAATAATTACCATTAATAAAATATAAACCTATTTCTGTCCTGTGTTTATCTATTGTTAAATTGCCGATTTCTCTCAAAATTTTGGCTAATATATTTTTTAGATAACCCTTTTGTTCACCAATTAATAATATATTTTCTCCACGATTATTTTGAATAAAATATTCAAGGTATTTAGTTAAAACATAGGTTTTACCCCATTGTCGGGGACAGAAGACAAAAGATTTGTCGTGTTTAATCAATTTGTTAAAGACTCTTAATTGATGGTCTTTTAATTCCATTATAAACGAATCTTTCTTTTTTGAGGAACATATAATGTTTGTCTGGTTTTAGTAACTTTTTTTCTATCTCTTTGTACAAGATTTGACATAATTTGAGAAAGTATTAAAATTACAGTTAATTCAAATCCTAAAAAATGATAAAAAAATACATATGTACCAATATACAGAAGGTTAATTAGTAAACTTATCCAAAATTGCATAAAAAAAGTGTTTTCTTTTTTTATTCAGAAAACACTTTTTTGTTTATTAAAAATTATACAATTAGGACCAAAACCATATTAGAGGAATGTAATAGAGAAGATATGAATGAAAAAGAAATATTATGGATAGAAAAGATGAAAATGAATGGTAATAAATTAGTCAATCTTACTAATGGTGGTGATGGTACACCTGGTAGAGTTTGCAGTGAAGAGACAAAGAAAAAAATATCTGAATCTAATAAAGGTAAAAAAATATCCGAAGAGACAAAGAAAAAAATATCTGAATCTAATAAAGGTAAAAAATTATCAGATGAACATAAAAAATCAATAAGTGAAGGATTATTATTAGCGGTTAAAGAAGGTAGAAAAATAGAAAAAATTAGAACAGATGAATTTAAAATTAAAATTAGTGAAGGTTTAAAAAAATATTTTTCTGAAAATCCAAGAGAAAAGAAAATTAAAACAAAAGAAAAACATCCTCACATTTATACAGATGAAGAAAGATTAAAGGCTAGTAAAAGAGTATTAGGTGATAAAAATCCATTTTATGGAAAAAAACATAGTGATATTACTAAAAAGAAAATTTCAGAAAAATCTAAACAAAGAATTGGTGAAAAAAATCCATTTTATGGTAAGAAACACTCAGAAGAAACTAAAATTAGAATTGCAAATAAATTAAAAGAAAAGCCTAGAAAAATTTATTATATTTATGATAATAATAAAAATTTAATAATTAGTGGTACAGCAATAAAATTATTGTCATTTTTTGATATTAAAGCGACCAATAATATTTCAAGATTTTGTGATAAAAATAAAAAATATAGAGGATATTATATAAAATCTATCAAGATTTAATTTTAATTCTGTTTTCACAAATCGGTCCTAATCCTGACTTTAAACTATCTGGAGTTGTTAACGCTCGGTTACAACGACCACAAATTCCACGGTGATAAACAACAATCTCTTCGTGCATTTTATTATCTAACATCAGTTTGAAAAAGAAGTTAAAAGCCTTGTAAGAAAGTGAATCTTCACCAATCTTAGAATTTTTAGTTAATTTGAAGATTAATTTATTGTCGTTGTTAAAGATTGTACCCATATAGGTATATGCGGTTTCATTATCATTACCTGTAAGTACACTAACGAAAAAAGGAGAATTTTCTACATCTTTCTTGGCTCTTTTGATTTTATATGTGAACCAACGACCAGTTCTTTTAGATTCAAGTGTCATAATGGCGTTTCCACCAGTCATAAACCGCTTAATATCCTCAATATTGGAGAGTTTGTAAATATTTTCTTTATTCAGTTTCATATCTCTGATTTATAATGCAAAGATACGGATAACTTTTTGAATAAAAAAATATCCTTAAAGTTCAACTTCAAGGACACCAATCTGTACCAAATATTTTTTGTTTTCTTCTAACTTTAATTTAGGATCTTCAACTCTCTTATTATCAACTTTGATTTGTCTATTATAAATTAATTCTTGATAATCTTTTGCGTCTTTAACTAAATCTTTTTCTTTAAGTCTTTTATAAAGAGCCATAAATTTTTTTTTTAGATTGACAAAAAATCAACCTCTTTGTATATATTAAAAAAACTTTAAAAGTTTTTATAAATTATAATCCGTCACACTAATTTCAAAATCACTCAAATAATCTCTAACTTGATTTTTATATTCAACTTCATTCAAAGAACGCAAGCCTAACTTAACTAAAAGAAAATCTCTAAAAACCTCACGGTCAAATGAATCTCCGTTTCCCCAATTAAAAAGTTTCATTCTTCTTTTAATAAAAAAATCTAAATATTTATCAATCAATTCTTTTGAAAGTTTACCTTCAAAAAGATCATCATCATCATAAAAATTCAAAAAATAAGATATAAAATCTTGTTTTTGTTGATCTAGCCACGATTCAAAAAATTTCAAATATTTCATAAAAAAATCTTGATTTTCTCAATCATTCTAAGAATTTCAGATTTGTCAGCTTCCGATATAATATAGTTAATATTTTTATATGAAATAACTATAAAACCAACAGGATTTGTGGTATCTTTAAAAATATTTTGGTAATACACTTTTTCTATTTTTCTCAGAACGAGTACATCATAAATAATTCTATTTGATTCTTGAAAATCTTTCGTAACAGAAGTATATAAGTCTTTATCATCGACATTTAAAAAAGATATTGCTGTCATTGGTAAATTATCAAAAACACTGTTTTGTATAAAAGAGCCATTAGCATCAATCGATAATATAAAATCCAAAAGTACTTTTCTGGTTGTATAATCATATTTAAAAAATGTAATATAATCAGCCTTAGCGATTTTAAGAATAATTTGAAACATAGAATAAATTTTAATATTATTCTTTAATGTAACAATTTCCTGTTTTTTATAGAGTTGTATAAGAAGATCTATATTTTTTTCTAAAATTTTGACCAATTCACTTGATGTTTCTTTATATTTAATTCTTCTAAAATGTACAAATAGTAGTATTACTAATACGGCGAAGAAGAAAATTATATCTAAAGCAATATGTGTCATTTTATATTAATTAATACTGAAATTTTAATTGCTATTTCATTAAACTCATCTAATTGATCTTGTGTTAATTCTTTTGCATTTTTGTAGTATTCTAAGGTTATAAAACCAATTGGAGTATTGTCATAATCTTGTAAAATTGTTGCGTAATATGTTTTGATAGATTGTGTTTCTAAATAACTCTTCAAAAAAGTATCAGTTAATTCCTCAACTAATGGTACAATTATCATATTACGAGTTGATAAGATTTTGTTCCATAGAGGATTAATACTCAATGGTAAGTTTTGCATTTCTTTTATAATTGGTTTGGTTTCTAATTCTACGGCTTCATATGTATTACTACATTTTTTAAATTCAATACCTGCTAAATTTTTACCTCCATTATGAAATTCGTAAATAGAAACTCTGTCAGCGCCAAAATTTTGTAACATATGATATAATTGTATTTGAATTTTATTGGCATTTTCAGCGTAATTCAAAAATTTACCTGTCAGTTCTGAACTATCTTCAGTAGATGTAAATTTGTTCATTAATTTATCAATTCTGCCGTAAAGAGAATCAATTTTTTCTTCTTGTTCATGAATTCTTTTTGAAGAATTCCTTATCATCATGTAGGATACCAAGATAGCCAAGATAAATATAGTAAAAACAATGCCATAGTCCTGGAATAATTGCACAATGTCAAATAGTAAGATTGATGAAAGTATCATTGTTTAATTTTAATTTTCTTTATATATTAATTTAATTTTTAAAAAATTTTTTCCTTTATCAATCACTTCTTTAAATAATTTCCGGTCTGAGCACTATATATGTATAAATGATTCTTAACAGGTGTAACATTAAAAGATTTTAAAGCAATATAAACATCTTCTAAACATTCAGATTCAGCACCACCACAAATGATAATTTTTTTACCCCTCAACTTTCTAAATAAATCGACTAATTCTTCATTCACATAAAACCATTTATGATTATTTCCAATATAGACTAGATATTCATCCTTATCTTTGATTTTGAAAGCATCTCCTTCTTCAAATTTATTCTTTTTAGCAAAAAACTTTTCAAGTGTTTCATTATCAAAAATATAATAAATCCATTCATTAAATCCACCTTTATATTTGGAGTAAAATTTCTTGACTCCATATTTCTTTTCAATTAAATCCACTTGATTTTTAAACTTATAAGTAGGTTTAGAACCACGATTAGAATCCCAAATTTGATAAACTCCCTTACCAGTATTATCAGCGGGGAATTCTTCACAATATTTATCAAGTTTTTTAATAAAGCCATCAGGATCTGTTGGAAAGAATTTTTTAAAATTAGATTGAACGTCAACTATTAATAAAATCCCATTATGGTTTATAAGAGATATTGCTTCATTAACAGAGAATTCCGAAAGTTTAAGTATCTTCATAACTGAATTATATATTAATTTTTAAAATAGAATTTTTTTGGTGACTTTTGACTTAAACTATTTTAAATTGATTCTGGAAAATTTATATATACTAAAAAATAATCACAGTATTTATGGCAATGACAATTGACCAATTAGTAGATATAGTTCAAGGCGATTTAACAATTTCAGGTCTTTTTGATAAAGTGCTTCCAGACATAGAAATTCAGCGTCTTGTTAGAGAAGAAGCATTAGAATGGTTTTATAAAAATTATCAATTCTCTAAAATTAAAGCATTTTATTATCTTGAAAAAAATTTTTTAAATACAGAACAATATCATAGAAATCAATATCTTATACTTCCACAAGAAATTGAAGATATTGTCAGAATTGTAAAAATAGATAATCCTACTCTTTTCAAACTTGGTATACAGGCACCACATCTTTCAATTAATCTTGGTGTTACAAATCAACCATTTTTAACATCATTTGTTACTACTGCTGGTGATTTAGGTGTTTACAGATCGATTATTAGTAACTTTGCTGATCAAATTAATAAAATGACTGCAAATACTTTAAGATTTAATTATAACCATGTTTCAAAAAGATTAAATTTCTTAACAGTTATAGATACTGATGTAATGTTAGAAGTGTATGTTAGAATTGAAGAAGAAGAACTTTTTGATCATGTTTATTTCAAACAATATTTAATAGGTTTGTGTCAAATGAGATTAGGACAAGCACTTGGTCGTCTTAATTTTAATATGCCAGGTAACTTTCAATATAATGCAGCTGATATGATTTCACAAGGTAAAGAGAAAATGGATGCTGTAATTGAAAGAGTTCGCGGTGAATCTAATGTTTCTTGGTTTATAATGGATAGATAATTAATTATTTTTTTGGTATAAAATGTGCAACATTAATCCTACTTGTAACAGAAGCAATTTTCTTAGGCTCAAATTCTGAATCAATATTTTCAGGTTTTACATCTGGTGTTAAATCCAAAACTCTAGGTTCATCAATGAACGTTTGAACAGGCTGTTCAATTTGTGCAGGTTCTTCTACTACTGTTTCAATAGGTTCTTCAAAATTTTGAACAGGTGGTTCTTCTTTTACAGGCTCCTTAGCATTTACAGGCTCCTTAGCAATTTCTTCTATTAATGACTCTTTGATTAATGATTCTTCATATTCAGGTTCTTCTTCAATAGTTTCAGGTATATTAATTTCAACAACTGGCATTTGAATTGTTAAAGGTTTTTGTTCTTGAACTTGGAGAATAGACTGATCTACAACTGATTCATTTGATTCTGGTTTCATAAATTCTTTCCATAAATCTTCCTGATTTTCAGTTTTTATTTCTTCATTTTCTTCTTGAACTGGATTTGACTCGTCCTGATTTTCAGTTTTTATTTCTTCATTTTCTTCTTGAACTGGATTTGACTCGGTCTTCTTTTTCTTTTTCTCTTTTTTCTTTTCATCCTCAGCCTTATCCATTGTTAATTGGTTAACACCAATCAATAATGCAATTGCCAATGGATCAAATACTAATACAATCATAAGTGCAACAATATTAACAACCTTATTCATAGGTATACCAGTTAAATCTGAAATAAATTTATAAGGACCAATTTCATTACTTATATCAGAATTTTTCATTTCTATAATTGCCTGATCATAAAAAGCAATAGAATCATTAACACTACTTGTCTGCTTCATTTTAGCAGTCACATCATCATTCAAAATTCTAATTTGTTCATCAGAACTATTAATCTGAGTTTCGGTTCTCTTAGCGACATTTAAATATTTTTGATTATAAAGATTATCCAAACGTTTTTCTTGTTGATTTCTAAGACCTGACAATGTATTTATACGATCACTTGAACTTTGAATAGATTTATTTATTCTATCCAATTGTGCAACAAAAACACTTTTCTTATTTTCTAAGATTTTAATTTGTGAATCTCTCGTCTCTAATTTATTGGCAGATATTTGATAAGCTCCAGTTAAGTAACCATATACACCAATAGATGTTAAAGACATTACAACAATAACACCAAAAATATAGAACCCTCTAAAAAATTTTCTAATTGTTTTCCAATATTGATAAACATAGGAAACAGTTACAATTTTACCAAACTCAATTGCTGCGGCTAGAATTGTAACGCCTATACCTGCCGCAGAAAAGAGTTTTGATATACCAAATATTGAAAACCAAGCCGCAGTACCTGCTAAAGCAAGAACAGCAATTGACAATAATACTATAAAAAACCATTTTTTTCTCATAACTTATTTACTTTTCTTTTCTACCTGAAACATATCTATCTTTATATGTCTTACTAAGATTGGAAAATGTGATATATTTATCATCAATATTTATATCAAAACTATATAAGTTATGGTCTTTATTTAACAATTGTTTAATTTTATCTACTCTAATATTTGATCTTGCTTCAAAATCAGCAATTTCAAATCTCAAACCATCATTCTCCCCGATATGATTCTTAAATTCGGGTAATCGTAAGAACTCCATAATTCTACTGACTATTTTGCCATACTTCTCTGAGCCTTTACGATATTCTCCAAAATATTCCTTAAAAGATTTAATTCTTGTATCTGCACCGTAACTCTGTCCCTCTTTTGGTATATAACCTTGTGGACCTGATACTGATGGTACATAGAATAATTTATCTTTAGTCTTATCTTGAAATCTCGTTATCATATATTATACTTAATTCATATTTAGCAAATTCACATATCATACACACTATATATATTTTACCACTTCTTTCCTTTTGTCTGAGGAATTTTCATTCTTTTTAATTCATCTGCTGGCCCACCTTTCTTAATGAACTCAGGTACAGTTTTGAAATAGTTACTCACATCTGTTACAATTCTTACTGAATCATCTATTACAGCATTTGGTCCTATTTTACACATTCTAAGAACAGATGTACCTTTAATATGACCATCTATAAGACATTGATACAAATAAGAATCTAAAACTTCAGAATCCTTATCAATTTTAGCATTTTCTATTTTACAATTGATTATACTACTATCTATAATTTCTCCGCCATGAATCGTACCATTAACAAGTTCAGAAGAAATAATTTCACAAGAATTATATCTACCTGAATTCATTGAACATTCAATAAAATCCAAATTATCAAGATCAAATATAGTTTTAAATGTGGCTTCAACTAATTCTAAATGATTGACCTGTGTATCATAATTTATAATACAATTCTTTAAATTATAAGTATTTCTTATCAATTCATGAATTTCATCATAGAAACTATCATAATAACCTTTAACTATACCATATTCACTCATCTTATCTACTTGAATATCAATAGTTGGAAATTCGGCAATAAAATTATCATATATAGTAAAAGTTTTGAAAATATTAATATTCTCAAATAAATACTTTTGAAGTTTATCTTTATCATCTTCATTTAATTTTTCATTCAAACAATTCCAAGTTATAGCAATAAAGTAATCCATAAGTGACAGAATATCAGCAGTTTTCTTATGATAATCTTTACCACCAATATAACGCCATTCTAATCTACCTTTTTGTGTTGTATGAAAATTTATACCATAATATTTAGTATCAGGTAATTGTATATTAGATTGTAAAATCTCTACGGCATTTGTTGAAAAATTAAATCCTTTGAAAGGAATCAAATTCTTAACTGTTTTAGCATAAATATTATTCTTTCTTTCAGGAAAATAATTATAAATGCGATCTTCATCAACTTCTAAAATAAGTTTAATTTGATTAAGATTATCTAAAACTTTACCATCATCATTATCTTCAAAAGAAATATTTACGTGCAAAGAACATTTCTCATCTGTTCTAGCGTACTTATCAAGAACTTTAAGAATTTTAAGAAGTATAACCTTAGAATTAACATAAGGAAGTGGACCTGTAATCAATTCAACTAATTCTGGACCACCACTTAAATCTGGTTCAATCTTAAAATTATTTTCATCTGGATTGAAAGTTGAATGGTATTTACGAAAACCATGTACCTTAATTGGTGATAGTTCTCTATTTAATAATTCAAGTAATTTAAAATAGGATCTTTCAGTATAGAATTCAAACTCAAACCCTACGATTGCGTTCTTTAATTTATCAAAATCAGTTATAAATTCATTTGAATAAATCTTCATTGAATTGTTTATTTTGTTCTATATATAAAATATTTAAACACAATTTTTCAATAACTTTTAGTAAAAATTTTCATATATTAATCAAAAAATATGTCATTAGCACATTTTCCTGGAAATTCTTCTATAACATGCGAAAAATGCGGAAAAGTTATGATTTTTGGTGTAAGTGAAGTCAAAAAAATTGAAGGTATTAAATATTATCATTTATCTGATGGTAGAATTTATTATTTCGACACCTATATGTGTAAAAAATGTTATACAATATATCAAAGAAACAAAAAATTAAAATGTTTACAAAAAATTGGCGACTAAAATGTGATATTTGTGGAAAATTAATGTCGTATAATGATTCTTATTATACTTGGACTCCTTATGGAAGTTCAAATGCATTAGAACCACCTGATGAAGAACACGCGCATGAAAAATGTTATCATAAAGATAATTTGGATGAATTAATAGAAAGAACATCTTATATTAAACCTTATTTTGTAAATAATATTAAACGACAGCGCAGAATTAAACTACAAAAATTAAATGGATAAGATTTTCTATAAAGTTTGGTATGAAAATATAAAATATCTTCGTAAATTTGGTCTCGAAGAAAATAAAATTTATCATTGGACAAGAGATTTCAAAGATAATTATATATATAGCATACGGCAATGATAACAAAAATAATAATTCGTATTGGGGATTTATGTATTTTGATCAATTATCTTTTGAATGGTTTATCAACAATAATTATGAATATAAAGGTGAATTTGATCCTATAAAAGAAAGAAAAGAAAAATTACAAAAGATAGATGAAAGTAATTTGTGAGAAACATAAAGGTTGTAAGTGTTATGGCTGTCTTCATATAAAAGAACATATAAAGACTCAAAGTTGCAGACAAGGATGTTATTATAAAGAAGAAGACTTTCATAAACATAAATGTTCACCAGCAGAGATAAGAAAACAAAAATTACAAAAATTAAATAATGATAATAAATCCTAATTGTGGCGTGACTATGTTGGTTCCAGGAAATGAAAAATATTTCATACCTAAGGAATTTACAACAGAATTTATAAGTAATATTAATCCCGATGATCCAACGCATTTCCATAGAATTTATATGCGTTGTAAGGATAGTGTTATGTTTCATGCATTTAAAAAGAATGAATTAACAGTTAAGAAACTTTTAAAGTTAGCATAAGTTTTTATACTGGATTCCACCTAATGAAGCCGTAGGTACAAAAATTATTGCTGAAATTAAAATCAAATCAAGAAAAGAAAAATTAAAGAAGATAAATATAATCTCAGAAATAACGAAGTTTTAAATTACTATGAAGACTATTATGGTATTAAAGCACAAAGAAAAAAGAAAAAACTTACGAGATAACTTCAAAAGATTGCGAGATGACTTCTTTATGAAATTTTTTGGTGGTCATCTCTCTATTGGTAAAAAAATTACATTCTTTGGAGAAAATGCTATGTCGTGGGCTGTAGAAATACAAACTAAAAAATGGGGATATGTTGTTTTCAAACCACCAATCAGAACATATGGAGAATATCATGGTTGGTGGCTTTATTTTTCACCAAATGCAACGCCTTGGGCTTGTACATATTATATAGGACATACAGCCTCTAATGAAAAAATAAAATCCAAAATTAGAAAATCATATTTTGGACATAATTTTAATTCAGAAAAAAGATACGAAGAATTGATAGAATTAAATAATAAAATGAGTGATCAAAATTTTATAAATGATTTTAAGAAAAAATTAGAAAGAAGAGAAAAATTAAAGAAGATAAATGAGCAGCGAAGACTTTTTCCGTTTTGGTGATAAATATACCAACAGATTATTAAAATATATTGGTGTTAGTTATATTGATCAATCAAGAATAGATGGTAGTTCAATTTTTAAAATAGATCGTTCTAACTATAAATTAATAAATGAACTAGAATCTTATTTTAAACTTGATTTAATTACGGTTTTAGAAGATCACTTTCCAATAATGCCACAACAATTCTGTAATAAAAAATCAAATGAGACATATTTAATGGTGATAGATTTTTCAGGTGAAAAATGGAGAAATTTTAGAATAAAAGAAACCAGAAAAGAAAAATTAAAAAAAATAAATGAATCTATTTAGGAAATTGTTTAGAAAAAAAGAACTTGGTTCATATGGACCATATGGTTGTTTTGATATTTGGTCAGATTCTTCTTGTAGATCAGGTCATTTCTGGGCGTATTCAAATGAAGTTAATGAAAAATGGTTAACGGAACATCTTATAAATCTTTTTAAAAAAGTAAGAAAAGATTATAATTGGACAGAAGAAGAATACAAAGAACAATTTTATTGTAATCTTAGGAATAATAATGTTCTAGATTATTATGAAGAACATTATGGTATTAAAGCACAAAGGAAAAAGAAACTAAAGAAGATAAATGGAAAAGGTATTCTGTAAAAAAACATATAGAACGCGATATTTGAAATTTTACAAAAATAATTGGTATAAAATAGATAATATTCGTACCACTTATGTAAGTGATAATCAAATTTCATCTGTATTTATAATTAATGAAAATTGCGGATCCCGTTTTTATTTAAATGAAAATGATAAAATCTTAATGAAAGTAAAGGACTTTTCAAAATATTTTATTACAAATACAGAAAGATATAAACAAATTAGAAAAGAAAAAATACAAAAATTAAATGGAAAAACCAAAAACACTAGAAGAATGTTACGATTTTTTTGATAAAATTGAAGATATAAATGATTTTATCAAAATGTCTGAAGATAGTGCAATACCTATGATACATTTTACATTTGGAATGTGGGTTCGTAATAATTTTGGATTATGGACAGGTGGAGAACTAAAAGACTATTTTGAATCTTTAGGAATTCAACATCCTGATGATATGAGTGGAATTATTCTAACATCGTATCACAGATTAAAAAATAATAAACCTATTCAATTAGAAGATCAGGTTGAACATTATATTGAATATTGGTTAGACGATAAACAAAAATTATTGAGACAAAGAAAAAGAAAATTGAATAAAATAAATGAGATACAAAAAGGGTGATATAATTGTTGGTAATAAATATTCTATGAATAAAAATTATAGAGCTGTGATAGATGATATAGTAGAATATGACGGTCAATATTTTTATTTTTTAGAAATTTTAAATAAAAAATTTGTAACACCTCACGCTGAATGTAGTTTATGTGAAGAATATACAAAACTTGATATCAAAAGTATGAGAAAAGAAAAACTTAATAAGTTATGGAACACAAATATAAAAAAATAGCAAAGGGTTTATGAATCAAGAGAAAAGAAAAGAAAAAATAAATGGAATATAAAGCGGGACAGATTGTATATTGTACAAAGGATATTTATTATAAATCATCATTCTTATCAAAATGGTTTTGGATAGAATTATTTTCTCCAAAACATAAAATACTTCTTTGTTGGAAAAATAAAGAATATAAAATACTTCACCGAATCGGAAAAGAATATATCGGCTTAGAATTGATAAATGATGATTTTGATTTCTATACTCAAATAAATATTCATGTAAATGAAAAATATTTTATTAACAGTAGAAAAGCAAGATTATTAAAAATAAATGCATCTTCAAAATTTAGCAATTAAAATAGAAAATTTAAAAGAATGGGTTGAAATTCAAAAAATTCTTTTTGAAAATAAATTCGTTTGGAAAAGTGAAAGCAGAGAAATAGAATATGCTTCAGAAGAATTCTTTTCTGGTGAAGTTTGGATTATGACAAGTTATGAATTTTATAAATCCATATGTCATTCTCATTATGCTTTCAAAGAATTTGATCAAGTTTTAGCCTCTAAAATATTAGAAAAATATAACAGATATAGAAAATTAGTAAGATTAAAATATGGGAAATAAAATATGTCATTCAGGTGGTGCTACAGGTGCTGATTTTATATGGGAAAATGAAGCACTAAAAAAAGGTTATAAAATAAAATCTTATTCTTTTGAAGGTCACAACACTAAATCAAAAAATCGTGTTATACTCACCGAAAAAGAACTTAAAGAAGGTTTTGAACAAATTAAATCTGCTAATAAATTACTTAACAGAAATTTAAATAATCTAATTTCATACACTAAAAAATTAATATCTAGAGATTGGTTTCAAGCCAAAAATGCTGATGCTATTTATGCTGTAGGTGTTTTTGATGGAGATATGGTTGCTGGTGGTACGGCTTATTGTGTTGCTTGTGCTATTAATCTTAATAAACCTGTTTATTTCTTTGAACAAAATGAAGGAATGTGGTATATTTGGAATAATGGTTTTGAAGTTTGTGAAGAAGTTACACTAGTAGATAATTTTGCTGGTGTTGGAACAAGGAAGATAAACCAAAAAGGAATAGACGCAATAACTAAATTATTCTAACTTATTTAATTTTTGTAATTTTTTCTTTCTTAAAGACTTTACAATATAGTTTTTATCATTAACTGAAAGTTGAACAGCCTCATCCATATATTCAAAAAAACGCCCATAAAGATATACTCTATAACTATTTAAAGTTTCAAAATTTTTTTGAATCTTTGGTGAATCATAACTTCTGTAGAACAGATAAGTTGATAAATCGTCTCATTCAGCATTACTCTCTGGTAAAACAAAATTATTATATATCTTCATAAATCTGTTTGATTTTCTCTATAATTATATCATCAACATCCTTATCTTTATATGATATTGCAATATATTTCATATCATTATCTTTACAAAATTGTCTTTTTATTGTATCATTATTTTTAATATAATTCAACGCATCAATACCACCAAAATATTCAATTGGTTTGTAATGTTGTTCACCATTATATTCTATACAAAGATTAAAATCTGGTAAATAAAAATCGAATGGTAATTTATTTATATTGCGACAATTATCAAAAGTTTTTTGTCTCTCATATTTAATTTGTTCGGAATCTAAAAACTTAGAAATATAATTTTCCATCAAACTCTTTTTACAATTAGGGCAACCTTGACCTAGCATATGATAATTTGGTGCTTGAAAAAAAGAACCGTGTGTTGGACAAATAACTTCTATTTTAGTATAATTATTAACATAAACAGATTTAGAATAATCATATAAATTATTATGAACCTTGGAAGACCTATTAATAAATTCTTCAAGTAACAATTTTTTATTTTCCTCAACACATTTTGGGCAATTACCTTTATTCAAATGAACCGAAGGTTGTTGAAAAAATGAACCGTGTTTCTTACAAACTATCTCTATCGGTATGTTATTTTTAATATAAACCATCTTTGAATAATCATATAAATTATTATGAACTTTTTTAGCATCAATAATAAATTGCTCAGTTGTTTTGTTTTTTGATTCTAAATAACATTTAGGACAACCTGAACCTGATATATGAGTAAATGCTTTTTGTTTAAAAACACCG